ATGAATTCGGGTCAAAGCAATACAAACAATTCCCTAGACGCTCTGGCAAGGGTGGTAAAGAGGGTTGGTGGTTGTATCGTGCTATGTCAAGATTTCAACCTACAATCGCTCAGGAATGGCTTAAAGGTTATGAAAGAATTAGAGATGCTTGGATGGCAAGTTTATAATGGCTGACATTAGGACACTTAAACTTGCGCTTCTTGCTGACACTAAAAACTTTATTGACGGCCTTGATAAAGCTGACAAAGAAACAAAAACTTTTAGCAATAAATTAGATGACGCTTTACAGAAAGGTGCTGCAGCGTTTCTTGCTGTTGGTGCTGCTGCTGGCGCTATGGCTATCAAGATTGGTATTGACGCTGTCCAAGCTGCTATCGCAGACCAAAAAGCACAAGTAACATTAGCCAAAACTTTAGAAAATACAACTAAGGCAACTAAAGACCAAATTAAAGGTGTAGAAGAATACATAGATAAAACAGCTCGTGCTACAGGTGTTACAGATGACGAATTACGTCCATCACTTGACAGACTCGTTAGGTCAACTAAAGATGTTACAAAAGCACAAGCATTACAACAACTTGCACTTGATATATCTGCAGGAACTGGAAAAGATTTAGCCACAGTTACCGAAGCCTTAAGTAAGGGGCTGGATGGAAATTTGGGCGCATTAAAACGTATTGGTGTTCCTCTTGATGAAAACATTATTAAATCAAAAGATTTTGATGCAGCCGTTAAATCTTTAAGTGATACTTTTGCAGGGCAAGCAGATGCAGCAGCTGAAACTTTTGAGGGTCGTATGAAAAGAATCAGAATTGCTATAGATGAAGCCAAAGAACAATTAGGTACAGCATTATTACCATTGTTAGAAAGATTTGCAGATTTTGCTACAAGAAATCTTGTACCTGCTTTACAAGGACTTGTAGATGGTTTAACAGGTGCAGGTAAAGGTTCACTAAGAAAAGCATTTTATGACGTTGGAACAGGTTCAGTTGAATTTCGTGATGATATGGATAACGTCCAAGGAGCAGCATACTTACTTGGCGAACAAATTAGAATTACTACAGGAAAAATTACTGAAATGCTTGATAAAGTTACAGGCGCAGCTGAGGGCGAGGGGTTCAAAAAATTATTAGAAGTTATTACAAGTGTTATTGCCGGTTTAGAAAAGGCTATAGAACTTTATAACCGTTTGCCTGATTTTGGTAAATTACTAATTAACCCTATTGGACAACTTGCACCTTTGGCCGGCGCAGCAGGTCAAGTACCAGGTGTTATTAAAGGCCAAACAACGACAGTAAATAACTACAACATTAAAGGCGCAGTAGACCCACAAGCTACAGCTAGAGCCATAGTTAAAGTACAAACAACAGCTACAAAAACTACAGGTATTAAACCATTTATTCCAGGTAGGTAAAGATGACAGTATTTACACCGACCTACAGAGTTACTATTGCTGGAACGGTTCAAACTTCTACAATTTTGCAAGACGCAACAATTACTTATGGACGTAACGATTTCTTTGAAGCAACTCAGCCTAGTTATTGTAATCTTGAATTATTAAACCTTGATGGCACAAGCCCAGTAGTTGAATTGTTAGACACAGTTGTTATTGAAGTGCAAAACTCAGCAGGTACTTATGTCAAGTTGTTTACAGGTGAAGTGTCAGGTGTTTATAACAGATTTGAGGGCGCTGGTTTAGGTGGTAAACCTAACACATTACAAATACAAGCAATTGGTGCTCTTGGTTTACTTGTTAAGCGTTACGCTGGTGCTGTTGCTTATCCTGAAGAATTAGACGGCGCACGTATTCAACGTATCCTTGAAGAAACATTATTTGTTGCTTGGGAAGATTTAAGCAATACTTTGACTTGGAATGATTTTACTACTGAGACTTGGGATAATTATGGTGTTCAAGGCATAGATACAATTGACGCTGGACGTTATGAAGTACTTGCTAGACCTGCTGCAATTGAACAGGCTTACGAACTAACAGACACAACTCAACAATCAGGTTTAGGCTATTTGTACGATACCCCAGATTTTGAAATTGGTTATGCCGACGCTGAAAGACGAAGTGCCAACTATGCAACTAACTTAATTGAACTTGACGCAAACCTTGTAAACGCTGACATACAAACAAGGCTACAAACAGCAGATATTGTTAATAGCGTAGTTATCCAATATGACGACCCAGTACTTGAAGTTGTAGCACAAAATGACACGTCAATAAATAACTATGGTTTGCTTGAAGAAATCAGGTCTACCATTCTTGCTCAAACAGTTGATGCCACAGAACAAGCTACTAACTTTGTTAACTACAGAGGAACACCTAAAACCTCACTTGAGGCCGTGTCGGTTAACCTGGCTCATTCAGATATGACTAATACAGTTAGAGACGATTTACTAGCTGTAACTATGGACAGTTTGCTTTACTTAGACAATATTCCAGTAGGGCTAATACCTGAAGGATACTTTGAAGGCTTTGTAGAGGGTTGGACTTGGACATTAGGGCGCAAAAACCTTGAACTTACAATGTCTGTTTCTAACTCAATCTATTCCACACTTGATGTACAATGGGAAGACTACAACGCTGTTATCCAATGGCAAAACCTAGATAATACAACTACGTGGCTTGACGTTATTTAAGAAAAGGATAAACTAGGAACTATGTCAACAACCTCAGCTTATGGGTGGAATATCCCAGACAACACAGATTTAGTTAAAGATGGCGCATTAGCCATTCGTACGCTTGGTAATGCTATAGATACCTCAATGAACACAGCCCTTGGTACTAAAAAGGCCGGGATGGTTTTACTGAATACAACTAGTTTTAGTGGAGTAGCCAGTCAAAACTTTACTTCTATTTTTTCAAGTTCTTATACAAACTACAAAATTTTATTAACAAATTTAACAGGTGCTAATCAAGTTATTAGAGGAAGATTTGGAACGAGTGGCACACCTAATTCAGCATCAAGTTATTTTTATGGTGGTTTTACTATGACAACTGGTGGAACAAGTGGTGCAGCAAGTGGCAACTCTCAAACTTCTATTTTCCTTACATACGCTGCCTCAGACCCATCTAGTATTTTGATTGACATTTTTCAACCTAATACTGCTGTAAGAACTGAGTTTAATTACTTTGGTTATGACGGATACAACAATCGTATGCATATTGGTAGTGGTGCTTTTACTAACACAACAAGTTTTACTGATTTTCAAATATTTCCAGATTCCTCAAATATTTCTGGTACTGCTTCAATTTATGGTTACAACGCTTAGGAGTTATGACAATGGCAACTGAAAAAATTATGATTGGTATAGATGACCAAGTAATTGAACTTAAAGGTGCTGACAAAGAAGCCTTTATTGCTGACAGAGATGCACGCGCTCAAGAAGCATTACTACTTGAAGCCGAGTATAAAGCCAAGCAAGAAGCCAGAGAGTCTGCTATCAAAAAGTTAGCAGAAATAGCAGGATTAACAAAAGATGAACTTGCTTCAATCCTTTAACCACAAACAATTTTCTTTAGCTGCAATTGCTTTCCTTGCAGCTTGGCAAGCAACAGACTTCGCCCTTGATTACAGAGCTGTACTTGGTGCTGTCGTAGCTGCTTCAATGGGCGCGATGAATCCAAATGTCAAAACCAAGGTTAAGTAAAGCAGCTGAGCAATTACGCTCGGAAATAAACGCCAAGTATCCTAAGCGAGATAAACGCTCAGACGGCTGGATAGGCGACACAGCACACAACGCACGTAAGTCAGACCACAACCCAGATAAACAAGGTTGGGTACGTGCTATAGATATTGACTCAGACCTTGTTAAAGGCTCATCTAAAGAATCCTGGCTATTAGCCGAACAGATTAAGACAATTGCACTTAAAGGCGACAAAAGGATTAGTTACGTAATCCATCAACACCGAATAGCCTCACCACGTCAAAACTGGGCTTGGCGTGTCTACAAAGGTGCTAACCCACACGTTTCACATATTCATATATCCTTTGATAAATCAAGCGACCTTAACGGAAAGGCATTTGGATTATGAGTAAACCTAAAGCAAAGAAAACTGTTATTGAATTACCAGATGTTATGGCTAGTGAACTTGTACGCATTATTAACACAGCTCACGAAGACGGCAAATTAATCACAGGATTTGTTTGTTGTTTAGAACTGTTTGACGGCAAAAAGAAAACAATTAAAATTGCAGCCAACCAAGATATGCCACAGCACTCAGTTTTTGGCATTATCAACTTTGCAGCTGAAAAGTACCAATTTACTCTTGCACCTGATGAAGATGAAGATGATGATTTTTATGACCCAAATTGGTTTGAGGGACAATGATAAATGAACTTATTGGCATTATTGGTTTGCTTATTACTATTCTTGTTTTGGTTATTAAAGCAACTACAGAAATTACTAAAATGAAATCTCAATTGTTTCCAAATTCTGGCACTTCTTTAGCAGATAAAGTGACACGCCTACAAATAGATGTTGTTAAAATTCGTAGTACTATAGATAGTATTAACTCACAGTTAGGTAAGAAACCTACACGAAAGAGGTAACTATTAAACGTTACGTCGTAATCTCAGATTTGCAATACCCTTTCATAAAGAAATCGTACGTTGAAGCATTATTAAACTATGTTGATTATGTTAAACCAGACAAACTATTGTGTGTTGGTGATGAACTTGATTGTCAGACAATATCAACCTATGCACGTGGAACAGCTCTAGAATTTGAGGGTTCGTTACAAAAGAATATAATAGGTTTGAAAGGCTTACTCAAAGAATTCCGTAGTGCTATTGGACGCAGTAAGCCTTTCATAATGCAACGCAGTAATCACACAGCACGCATTGAGAAATACGTTCAAAAATTTAGTCCCGCGATGGCAGTTTTAGATTGCATTAAAATAGAAAACCTTTTAGGTTACAACGACAAAGAACTTAACATAACCTATAACAGGTCATTAAAAGAATTTACTAAAGGTTGGCTTCTCGCTCACGGCGACGAGTCCAGGTTATTTTCTATGGCAGGTGCTACAGCTCTTAATTTGGCAGTTAAGACTAACAAATCGGTTATATGTTCTCATACGCATCGTCAAGGAATAATGCGACAAAGTTATGGTTTTGGGGGCAAGCAAACAACTCTTACAGGTGTTGAAGTTGGGCATCTTTGCGACATTAAAAAAATGAGTTATTTGAAAGAAAACATTGCGAATTGGTCGGCTGGCTTTGCTGTGGTATATGAGCAAGATGGGGTAGTTAAACCTGAGCTAGTGTCTTTTAATAATGATGGCTCTTTTATAGCTGAGGGCGAACTTTGGCGTTAAAGCCGTTATCAAATTGTTATAATTCAATGCCGTGTTTTAACATAGGTAAGCCTTAACCTTTCTTTAACGAAAGGGGCAATATGGATAAAGTCTGGTATCCAATATCAGAATTACTAACCGACGCATATCATAAAATGTTTTTTTACCACAAAACCCAATGCACTTTTAGGGAATGTGATTGCGAAAACAAGCTACAACAATTGCAAGAATTCCACGGCATA